CTGTAGTCTTTTTAAACTTAATGCGTTTCGGCATTTTATAATCAGATTTTTTATCCCACATATATTTAACAAAATTACAGGCAATATCAAAATCTATATCTCTAACTTTTTCCCAACTTTGTGTATCAAAATTAGGTTCTAGTGTTTGTGCAATTCTATTGGCTTCTTCATAGTTTGCTTTTGCTTTTTTACTTATACTCATAATACTTTCCTTTCTAATAAATGTTATGTAACCATTATAGATGATGCAAACCTTACTGTCAAGTTGAAAATTAAAACGCTTACATTCTGCGATTTTTGAAAAGCAACTTTTTTGAATCCGAAAAAAAAATTACATTCTGAATCAAAATTAAAATAAATTTGATTCAAAAACGAATCATAATATTTTGACTTAGAACTTTTTGGAAGGAAGTATCATGCAAGAAATAAAATATCCATCGGTTGTTCCTCATTTATCACATGACGGCTACCATATTATAAAAGAAGCAATAGGTTCTTCTGGTATTAAGACAATATATAATAAGAGTGTTGCTCATTATAAATTTCACGAACCAAAACATTCAGTTCATTTTGATATAGGAACAGCAGTTCATATCGCAATACTTGAACCTGAGAAGTTTGAAGAATCTGTTTTAAAATGTGGTAAATCAAGAACGACCTCTTTATATAGAGAATTAAAGAAAACAAAAAAAGAAAATCAAATCATTATTACTGATAAAGAATATGACATTTGTTTACGCAGTAGAGATAGTGTTCATAGTAAGAGTGAGTGCAATAAAGTAATTGCTTCTGATTTTGGTCAGTCTGAGATGTCAGGTTTTGCTAAAGACCCTGAAACTGGTGTTAAGATGAAAACAAGACCTGATAGAGTTATTATCGGTGAAAAGTCTGACATATTAGTTGATTTAAAAACGACACAATCAGCAGATGAAGATAGCGTTATTCGTTCAATATCAAGATATGGTTATCATATACAAGAAGCATTTTATCGCCATGTTTGGTCGTTAGCGACAAAGAAAAATATTACAAGATTTTTATTTTTATTTGTTGAAAAAGAACCACCTTTTGCGTGTTGTTTATATGAAATACCAAAACCTTTTGTAGATGAAGGTGTTGCTTGTATGAAAAAAGCATTACGAGAATATAAAGACGCTGAAGTAAATGGTGTTTATAAAGATTATCCAAATGAAATTGTTACTTTAGATGTTCCTCATTGGGCATATAAAGAAACATTACCACCTTTAGAAGCAGAACAAACAATTTTAATTAACAAACCAATCAATTTAGAAGGAGATATATAATGGCATTAGGTTTAACAACAGAAAGCAGTTCAACTAATCAAATTTATGATAGATTAGGATATAACGCAAAAGACGGCGTTTATACTCATAGTTATTATGATAGAGAAAACGAGGTTAGAGAAAGTGAAGAATATAAAAAAGATTTTAAAGTTCTTTTAGACTTTGAATCTATGGAAGTAGGTTGGGCAAATTTTAGTGAATCACCACCTAGTGTAGTTACTGTTCCATTAGGCACGAATCAACCACCAAATAAACCAAGTGAAGATCATAAAGAATACTTTGTTGTCAAGATTTACAATAAGAATCTAGGTGTTGTAACATTTGGTTCTAGTGCAGGTAGTATTATTCAAGCAGTTGATAAGCTACATGATAGTTACTTAGAAGCAAAAGAAAAGGAGTTAATACCAGTAGTTCACTTTGACGGGTTAGAAGGCCCAATCAAATGGGGTAAAGCTAAAGTATTTATACCTAATATGAAGATTGTTGATTGGAAAGAAAGACCAGACGAACTGAAAACAGCCGAAAGTAACTCAGAATCGAAAGAAATTAAAGACATTGAGTCTAAGTCAGAAGCAGTAGAATCGCCTAAAAAAGACGAATTAGATGCTCTTACTGACGATTTTGATGACGATTTTTAAGAATTAACAAGCATACTATTGGGTGCTTGTTATAGGAAAGAGTAGAAACAACTAACAATATATAGTTAAGTTAATTCTCCCCTCTTTAGTTCTGCTCTTTCCACCCCCTTTAATATGCTGAAACATGAAAAGTCTGAAATAATGATTAATTTGTTTATGGTTTTTTATATCTCTTTTGGAAATTTTTTATTTGATGGAGATAACGAAATAGTTATGTGTAGAAGGAACTTAAATGCCGAAATTACAATCCAAATCTAAAACAAAAGTATAGGGAGATTATTAATGCAAAAAGGAAAAAGGAGCAAAAAATGTCAACTGATTTTATAACTAAATATCCATTCTCTTTTAATGAGGTCATGGATAGAACTGATTTAAAAATTTTTGAAGAAAATAAACACAATAATAGACGAAATGTATGTCTTGTTGATCCAGAAGATCAATATATCTGGTTAGGTTTTGTTGAAGGAAGAACGGACATAGTTGAGATTATGACGAGATTTGGCGGTAATGAAGTTAATAGTATGTTAGTAAAAATAAGTAATGCTATCAATCAACCAATAATTACCGAACATGACGAATTACTTACTAATACCGGTTGGATTAGAACTCCTGGTCAATACGAAGAATGGGAGAACGAAAGGAAACAGTATGTATACTAAACATTTAGGTAGAATTGGTGAATATATGTGCATGATAGCTTTACTTGAAAAAGGTTTTATTAACTGTTCATTAGTAGATAGAGAAGGTTTTGATATTATTGTTGATGTAGGTGGTTTACTTAAAAAAGTTGAAGTTAAATCATGCAATATTAACAAAAAAGAAAGTAGATATTCTTTTAATATTTTAAGAGGTTCAACAGGTTATGGCCCAGATAATAAAATTGAAAGAAGCTATCGAGCTTATACAACAAGAGATACTGATTATTTTTGTTTTGTCGCAAGAGATATAAAAAAAGTTATTTTTAAAAGAAGCGGTGAAAAAGACCAATTTGGAAACAATAAAAAAAATTATAAATTTCATGTAGAGGATTTTTTATATCAGAAAGATTGCGTTTTAGAAGAAGATAAAAATAAAATTATAAAGGAACTTAAATGCCGAAATTACAATCCAAATCTAATACAACTTTAAAAACAGGTAACAGAGCAGAATATGATTTATACCCAACTCCAAGAAAATGTGTTCAACAATTACTTGATAGAGAGAAATTTCATGGTCAAGTTTGGGAACCAGCTTGTGGTAGAGGTGATATAAGTGAAGTTTTGTTAGACGCTGGTTATTCTGTTTTATCAACTGATATTATAGATCATGGTTACGAAAACTTAAATGCTATTGCTGATTTTTTACAATGCACATATCAAGAAAATATGCCTAGAAATATAGTAACTAACCCACCTTTTAAATATGCTACTGAATTTATGAAACTAGGATATGAACTTACTGCTCAATCAGGTGGTAAGTTAGCTTTGTTTTTAAGATTAAATTTTTTAGAAGGTCAGAAAAGATTTCATTGGTTTAAAGAACATAGGCCAAGCAACATATATGTTTTTGCAAAAAGACAAACTTTATGGAGAAATGGTGAAGCTATACCAAAAGGTCGTAGTGGAACAACAGCTTACGCATGGATTGTTTGGCGAGGTAAAAGTTGGAAAAGTGATGATACAACATTTGATTGGATAGAGCCATGAGTTTTGATGAATTTTTATTAATGATAATGACAAGTCTTTTAGTTACTGCGTTTTTTATAGGAGTTTTTCTTGGATAAGAAATATATAGAAGCAATTAAATTTGTATCTCAAGAGTGTTGGGGTGAACCTACTCTTAAAAATGAAAATGAGTGGCGATTTGGTAAAAGATTAAGTAAAGCTATTGATTTAGAAAATGCAACTTACTTTGATTTTGAAGAAAACGAAGGTGGTGGTTTAATAGATTTAATAATGAAAAGCAAAGGTTTATCAGGTAAAGACCTATCAGAATATCTTTATAATGAATTTAATATAGGCGATAAGATTACAGAAAAACACACATTAAAAAGCAAAGAAAGAAAAGTTGTTGCTAAGTATGATTATAGAAATGAATTAGGCGAAGTTAGATACCAAGTTATTCGTTATCAACCTAAAGACTTTAGACAAAGACATTATAAAGATGATAAGTGGCATTGGGGTTTAAATGGTATTGAACCATTACCTTATAATTTACCTGAGATATTAGAGCAAAAAGATAAAACAATATTTATTGTTGAGGGCGAGAAAGACGCAGATAGATTAATGTCTTTAGGTTTTCTTGCTACAACAAATAGTGGTGGCAGTAAGAACTGGCACGATTCTTTAAACAAATGGTTTAAAGATAGACGAGTTATTTTAATTCCAGATAACGATTCTGCGGGTTACTTACATATAGACAAGGTCGCAAACTCTATTCTAACGGCTTCTGAGAGCGTTCATATTGTGAAATTAGAGGGCAAAGTTGCTGAAAAGCAAGATATAACAGATTTCTTAGAACAAGGTGGCGACTTAGAACAGCTTATATTAAGTGCTGAAACTTATGAAAAATCAGATATTAATATTTTTCCTACAATGGCTATTGGTGATATTTTAAGTTTAAAGAATCAAAAGTTTCTGATTGAAAATTTAATACCAGAAAATGGTCTTGCAGTTATCTATGGTCAACCAGCTAGTTATAAAACATTCTGTGCTTTAGATATGAGTCTATCAATAGCTTCAAGCAGAGATTGGCAAGGTCTATCAGCAGTAGAGGGCAAAACTTTATATGTAGCAAGTGAGGGTGTAGGTGGTTTAAAGAAAAGAATTAAAGCATGGTTAATGAAAAACAAACCTGAAACAACACCAAACTTTCATTTACTTGCACAAACAATTAACTTTTTAGATCAAGATGAACTTGATAAATTAGTTAAAACAATTAATCACATAGGAAAAGATTTTAAACTTGTAGTTGTAGATACAGTTGCTAGAGCATTATCTAATGCAGGTTCAGATGAGAATAGCGCAAGTGATATGGGTGCTTTTATAAGTTCATGCGACTACATAAGAGAAAATATTAACTGTGCTGTATTAGTTATTCATCATTCAGGCAAAAGTGAAACTGCTGGATTAAGAGGTTCTAGTGCATTATTAGGTGGTGTTGATACCTCTATCTTCTGTAAGTATTCAAAACCTAATGTTCATCTTGAGGTTCAGAAACAAAAAGACGCTGAGTCTTTAGAGGATATTGCTCTTGAAGTTGAATCAAGAGCATTGATTGGAGAAACTTCTGTTACTTTAGAAAGAGTAAAAGAAGATACAAAAACTATTCATACGCCTTTCATACCTAAACTAGGTGCGAATCAAAAACTTGTTTATGATACTATTGTTAATGTTATGGATTCAGAGATTGCAAAAGAAGATTGGATTAATGCAGATGTCGGTGAAAAGAAATATATTACATTAAGTCATGTAGAGTTTTCTGTTTTACCTCAACTGACTGACAAAAGTAATAGTCAAAAGAATCAGATATTAAAGAGAAGTATATTAGGTTTACAAAACAAAGACATAATTGGTGTTTGGAACGAAAAGATATGGCTAAGTTAGATAAAAAAACAAAATGGAATAACAAAGTTAAAGATACTTATATAAAACAAGTTGATGAAATAGCTATTGAAATGGAAAAGATATGGGGTGCTGGAACTCTTGAACAATTAGCTGATGACGAAATGAGAAAAAAATTTCAGAACGCTAAAAACAAATTTAATAAAGCTATTAGTAATGATTTAGACGCTGAACTTGTTGTTAAAGTTTGTAATAATATGAAGAAAGGTTGGTTAGCAATAGATAAAGCTGTTCGTTTAGCTGGTCATCAACCACCAACAGGCGAATATTGGACAGCTATTTCAGAAAATAAAAAAGAATTTTTAATAGTTAAAAGTGAAGCTGAAAAAGATTCTTTATTTGAAAAAGTAGGTGGTGCTATTGTCTATTCAACAGGAGAAATAGCTGAAATTCTTGAAACTTTACATGAAGTTAATAAGTGCAAAGAGATATTTAGAAAAGCAAAAGTAGAGAAGTTTGATTGCGTAGAAATTGATGGTCGTAATGTTAAAGTTACAGGACATGATAAAGATAGAAAATATCACGAACCTTTTGATGATGAAATACCATGGTAATTAAATGAATTGTAGTAAATGTAATCATAAAAAAAGTAAAGTGCTAGAAAGTAGAAAAGCAGATGATTCTATTAGGCGCAGACGAGAGTGTTTAAATTGTGGTTTTCGATTTACAACGCAAGAAAGCGTAGTTTTACAAAAAAACGAAGCTGTTAGAAGCCCTCTAGTGAAGATTCGCAGGCGAGGACATAGTAAAGTATCACCGAAATCCACAAGAACTGATAGTTATGTCATTCAAAGTGATGATACAGATGAAAGAGAATTTATAGATAATTTCTTAAAAGGAAAACTATAATGGTTACGAAACTTATTATGAACTCTAAGATCAATGCAGAAAGAAGAAAAAGAGTTAGATTAGAATATGAACGAGAGTCATTGATAAAGCAAATAATGATACTTGAAAAATTTAATCATCAAATAATTAATTTAGAAAGCCCAGAAGGTCATTTTGGTAGATTAAGGTCGCCAATAATACTTGAAAGATTAATAAAAAAAGCAAAACAAAACGAAAGGAAACTTGAAGATGTCCGACTCCAAGAAAAAGCCAAGCAGTTATGAAATTGACGCAGATGATACTGTTGATGAAGAATTTGAAATAGTTGATGTTAATGGCGAAAAAGGTATATTAACTCTTGAATTTGATGATTTAGTTAAAGAACAAAACAAAGATTTATCTGAAGAAGAATTACAAGAAATAGCTGATAAGTTAATTGTTAGTATGTTTGGCGCACCTAAAAATGAACAAAATTAAATTTAATTTCGTAAGTGTTAATAAAGATTATTTAATTTTAAGCAATAATGAAAGAGAACATATTAAAGTTAAACTAACTAATAATCAATTAATCAGATTAAATAAAGAAATAAGTAATATTATATGGGAAAGAAATAATGATGTATAATACAAACACTATGTCTGATGTTAAAAAAGATGAGTTTATCAAGATAACACAAAGCGATTATTTAGATTTAATGATAGATACTTGCTCACAAGTAATTTGCTTTGAGTATGAATCTAAATGCTGTAGTTGTGAAACACCAAGAGATTGTCATGGTTATAATGAATTTACTGAATCAGCAAAGTCTTGCATGGGAGTTATAGGCGCATTTGGTGAAACTGTTTTTTCTATTGAGTATGATAAAACAAAATTGAATTAATGAATCAACCTAATCCATTTGTAGATTTTATTAAAACTTATAAGAAAGAGCCAACTCTTTTTTGTGAAAATGTTTTAGGTATTTCACCAGATAAATGGCAATCCGAACTAATGGAAGCTATTGTTTCTGGCGAAAGAAAAGTATCTGTTCGTTCTGCTCACGGTGTTGGTAAATCTTCTGTTGCAAGTTGGATATTAATACATACTTTACTTACACACCTTGATTGTAAACTTATTGTAACTGCTCCAACAAGTGGTCAGTTGTTTGATGCTTTGTTTGCCGAACTAAAGAAATGGATTGGTGAAATGCCACAACCATTACAAGACTTAGTTGATGTAAAAAATGATAGAATAGTTTTAAAATCAAGAAGTGCTGAAGCATTTATATCTGCTAGAACCTCAAGAAAAGAACAACCTGAAGCGTTAGCTGGTGTTCATAGTCAAGGTAAAGTTATCTTACTTTGTGATGAAGCATCAGGTATTCCTGAGGAAGTGTTTGAATCAGCGGCAGGTTCCATGTCGGGGCATAATGTTCACACAATTTTATTAGGAAACCCTACAAGAAATTCTGGTCTATTTTATGATACGCACCATAAATTAAAAGGTGCATGGAAAACTTTTCATATATCTGCTTTTGATAGTGATAGAGTGTCAGATGAATTTGTTGAAGAAATGGCTATGCGTTATGGCGAAGAAAGTTCAGCATATAAAGTTAGAGTATTAGGCGAATTTGCAGAAGAAACAGATGATACTATTATACCTTTAGAATTAGTTGACTCAGCTATACAAAGAGAAATACCTAATGATCATGGTATATCTGATACAATATGGGCGTTAGATGTAGCAAGGCATGGTGCAGATAGTTCAGTTCTTGTTAAAAAACAAGGAAACATTATAACAGATATAAAAACATGGAAGCGTTTAGATTTAATGGAGTTAAGCGGCAGAGTTCAAGCTGAATTTGATACTACAGAGCCAGAAAATAGGCCTGTAGAAGTCTATATAGATGTTATAGGCATGGGTTATGGTGTTTTAGATAGTCTTAATGCTATTGGAAGATTAAACGCTGTAGGAATCAATGTGGCAGAAAGCCCTAGTCAGAAAGAAACATATATGAATTTGCGAAGTGAATTATGGTTTAAGTTTAAATCTTTTTTAGAGAGTAAAATGTGCAAATTACCAGCTAATGAATACATGATTGCTGATTTAATTAGTGTTAAATATAAATTTACTGCTGGCGGTAAAATACAAGTCGAGTCAAAAGATCAGATCAAAAAAAGAATTGGTCGTTCACCAGATGTTGCTGACGCTTTAGTTCTATTAATGGCGGGTGATGCTATTGCTTCTCGGTCAGGTTCATACGCAAGAGATTGGAAACAACCTTTAATTAGAGATATTAAAGGTGTTGTTTAATTGTTTCTTAGTTTACAATAATCACTACATATAGAAAAAACTTTTATTTTCCTTAGCCAAGCAGATAGTTATTTCAACTTTCCTTTCCTTCCAGTCGTAAGACTTGGCTAAGTTTTTCTTGGCCATAAAAAAACAAGAGCAGTAATTAAACTGCCCTTGTTCGTCAACATTTATAAAGGTGTAAATATTATGAATTTACTCTAACAATCTACTTGTTTGGAACATAAGTGTCAACTAAGTTGGTTAATATATTTTTTAGTATATTAACAAAAATAATTAGCGATTGTGTGGCTGGAACATTCTTAATCATACTCACTAAAAATGTTTCAGAAGTGTAAGCCATAAAAAATAATTCTTGCTCATCACCCATGCTTCTATACTTAGTTCCTAGCTTCGCTAAATCTTTTTCAATTTGCTTCTGTAGTTCTTTTTGTTTCATTACATTACCTCTTGATTGATTGCTAAACTTTTTTCATATTCTGCTGAGTCAGTTAGTATTTTATTAACTGTCTGATGCGTAATTTCTGCTTCTTTATACATAGAATAAGCGGCCGTAACTGATTGCGCTATAACTCTTAAAGATTTACCCTCACTAGCTAATTTTTTTATTAAAGCAACTGCATCATCTAACCATACGCATTTTATAAAATCTGCGTCTTTGCCTTTACCCTCTTTTCTGTAACCATAAGGAACTTTACCACCCATACCATTCTTTACTGCTGGAAAGTCGTGATAAGCAAATTGTCTTTTTCTTTTTGTTCCAGTTCTACAATTCTCTTTAACTCGTCTAGCATATTCTTTAGCAAAAACGGCGTGTAGTGATGCTTCAAGACCAACTTTACTTTTAGCTATGTTGCCTGTGTTTGGCACAATAACATTAACGCCTTTAACCTTGCAGTCATAAATAAAATTTTCAAAAATTCTATTATCTCTTGCGAGTCTATCAATATTAGATGCAAAAACATAATCTCCTTCTTTTAAGTTCAATAATTCTTTACCAAACTTTCTGTCTTTAAACTCTAACAGACCTGATATACCTGAATCATCAATGATCTCTGGTTGTGTATGTGGACTAATATCTTTTGACTCTTTCAGCTTATTAATCTCAAGAGTGTTTACTTCTTTCTGATTGTTTGCTGATTGATTATCTATCTGCGTTTCAGACGATAATCTTATATAACTAATTACTCTCATTGTTATCTCCTTTTCTTTACAACATAACCAACAAATCCGTAACTTTGCCAGACTTGTGTTGGATTTCCTATTTCTTTTAATTCTTCTAGTAACTCATTCTGAGTTTTGCAATACATGGTAACTCCTAATCTTAAATCTTTATCAAGTATTTCTTTATCGCTAAAACCTTTTCTTTTTTCTTGTAAGTGCATTTTATGTAAAACAGTCTGTATTCTTGTATCTTCTAATAAAACTTTTTCTGATATAAGAAGAACGCAACCTTTTTCAACTTTTTCTTTTATTAACTTTAACATTCTTTTTCTTTTAGGTTCACCTAAGAACTGGAGAAAGAACATACTTATAATAACTGAACAGCTATCAATGTCTTTTATTGTTTCAGCGTCTTTTTGTAAAAATTTAAAATCCTGTTTTCTGTCAGCAAAATCTAAGGTGTCTATACCTATATATTCACAATCCTCTATTTTATCTAATGAAGATAAAAATTTACCTGTCGAACACCCTAAATCAACTACTTTTGTTTCAGCAGACATAAATTCTTTTGTTATATTTAAAAATATATTACATAAAGAAGTGTAATTTGGTATTGATAAGTTAATATGCTTATCAAACTCACCTACTTTTGCAAAATCAAATGTATCAGCTTTATTCATTTTCTACTTCCTCTATTCTTTTACCTAACCATTCCATAACATTTATAGACATTGATCTACCACAGGCCTCGTATCTTTTTAAATCTGAACATTCTTCTTTTGGCTTACCTTTATAAGGAACTTGCGTATAATTATCAGGAAAGCCCTGTAATCTCTCATATTCTACAGGAGTCATTTTTCTTAAATGTGTGCCTAAAAAATCTGTATAACTAACATATTGCAATTCAGAAGCCATTAAAGTATAAGCTCGTTCTGGTAAGAATCCTCCTCCAAAACTTGATCTAACTGCGAAAGTTGTATTAATTGCTCCTCTATCTGTTTCGGAAACTTGTATTCGTTTTCCTCTGCTAGGCGCAACATTCTTCGACAAAGATTCCCTTTTAAATAATACTTTGATAGGTTTTCTCCAGTCTGTATGATGTCCGACAACGAAGATACGCCGTCGTCCTTGTGGTATGCCTCTGGGAAATCGTTGTGTTCTGACAAGTGAAGTGTCCAAAACCCTGTAGGCGAACCCATACCCGCATTGAGCCAATGCTCCGAGAAAGGAACCAAGGTCCCGTCCTCGATTACTTGACAAGACTCCTGCAACATTTTCCCAAAGTAACCACTTCGGCCTAAGTCTTTGAGCCAGTTTAATAAACTCAAGTGCGAGGTTTCCTCTATCTTCTGTAATTCCTTCTCTAAGTCCTGCCATCGAGAAACTGACACAGGGCGTTCCTCCGACAAGAAGGTCAATTGGTTCTCTAAAGTCATCTTTTTTTATCTCCGTAAAATCTCCAAAATTTTTTATATCTGGATAATGATAATCTAATACTGCTTTTCTAAAAGGGTCTATTTCTGAAACGCCTAATGCTTTCCAGCCCATAGGTTTCCATGCAACTGTAACGGCGTCTATACCACTACATATCGAAAGATAATTCATTGTCTTTCCTTTTTAAAACCCAATCTCTGCATATATCCATAACTCTGCTTCTATTTTTAAAATTTATATCTTCATCATCTAATAATGATTCAAATATCTGATTAACTTGCGAGTCTAACTGCAGGTTTAAATGTTTTTTTACTTTACCAACTTTTGCAAACTCTTTTTCAAAAGAAATTCTAATATATTTTTTTTGCTGTGGTTTATTAAGTTCTTCCCAAGACTTAGATAGAAAAAAATCTTCTATTTCTTTGCACCATAAATAAGGGTGGATATATGTTTTGTTATAATTTTTAGCTAACATTTTTTGTTGTAATACACCGCCTATATTTGGTGTATTATGAAAATAATCTAATCTAAATTTATCAAATAATTCTTTAGGTTCTTTAAAGTGAATACAAACTTTTTTACTTAAACCATGATATCCGTCAGCACCTAATCCAGATAATACATATTTTTCTTTTATTTTTGGATAAACATATAAAAAAGGATAGGTACATTCAAATTGCGTTTTTTTTTCGCAGTTATAATTGTCTAATAACTTAAAAAAATCTTCTTTTAAATTATTAACAGGAACTGTTGTTCCAATAAAATTCCAACCCATAATATTAGCCACTTCTTCTGCTTTGTTATAGTCGTAAGAATTATGTTTATCAGTTTTAAAGGAGTATGCTGTAACTTTTTTTCCTAATCTATGTGCTGAAAATCCAATGCTCATGCTGTCAACGCCTCCAGATAGCAACAATGCTATTTTATTATCAGGAACATTTTTTTCTATATTGTTCATTAACAATTTATCAATCATTGTCTTTGCTCTGCATTAATACATTCAACTTGCTCATGCTTTGCAAATGGCTTTGGTGCTATTGCATTAAGTAACAGCAACATTAATACCACAAAGATCAACTGCAATTTAACTTTCCAATTAAACAGTTTTTCTTTTTTCATTTCTTTTCCTTTCCCATACTTAAAGCTATTTTCCAAGATTCATTGGTCTGTTTATTACAGATAGGGCATGAATCAGTTTGCAATTTCTTGCACATAAAACATTCAAACTTGTCTGTTGGTTGTTGATAAATACCCACTACTTTTTCTTCCACATAAAACGAAAGCATAAAAAATTTCGTATTGCGTATTTAATTATCTTAATCATTTAATAGTTCTTTTAAGTTCATGGGCTCTAGCTTTAGTTATTTTGCCCATTTTAACCATTCTGTCCAGTAACTCATTTGGACTAACAATGGCTTCATTAACTTTAATAAAGTTAGGATTCATTTTAGCGAACTCCTGTTCCTTATATTCTTCAGCTTCGGCTTTTATTTGTGCTGAAACCTCAGATAATTTACCTTTATAGGTTTTAATTAATTTTTTTGTCATAATAGTTTCCTTTCCTGTATGTAAAATATTATTGATTCGTGTAATTGTCAAATTCGTTGTCTAAGACTAAGCTAAATTAATTAGCTTAGTTTCGGATATTTAATCCTCGTCAGTTAGACTTTTTTTTAGTTCAAAAAAAATGTGGTAGAAACATGAGGGCAACATCTCTTTTTTATTTGGTCGATATCCTCTATTTCTCTTCCTTCTTCTTTCATGGCTTTCAATAATTCTTTAGTAAAATCTTTCAAATTGTTAGCTGAAATAACCACATACGCATTACATCTACCTTCAGCATCAGTATACCGTATTTCATAATCCATAATATTTTCCTTTCATTAATTAGACTTGATTGTCTAAGACTAACTAAGCGAACTTAGTTAGTTTCGATTATTAAAATCTCGTCAGTTAGACTTTATTTAAGATATTGAGGACCAGTCCACTTTACCCATTCAATGCCTTTGCCTTTTAACATTTCAAAAACATTACCTCTAGGTTTGTTTCTTGCAGGACCTCTCCAACCAGCAGGTTTTAAAATATCACCTTTTTGGAATAGCTTGTCGTCATCTGTATTGACAACAAAACCCCAAACGCTATTTTCAACAATAATTTTAATATATTTATTGCCTTTCTCTGTTCTTATTGAATCAGAAAACTTAGAAAGCCATTCCTGCTTTTTAGCTTCTGTCCAGTAAGTTTTAAATGATTTTTTATCATTCCATTTTAGGTAGTCTAGTTCTATTAAAACTATTAAATTTTCAATTTCTTTTTTCATAATATTTTCCTTTAATTAATTAGACTTGATTGTCTAAGACTAAGCTAAATTAATTAGCTTAGTTTCGGATATTTAATCCTCTTCAGTTAGACTTTTTGTTGATGAAGAAGCTGGAATAATTCCAGAGATACTAAAATCTCTATAAGGTAATCCATCAGATGGCCAAAAACCCTGTTTTTCTACTCCATCGGTGTCTATAAAGTATTCATCATCACCGTGATTTTTAGCAATCCATCTAGCTTTTTTTAATGCTTCTTTGCTGTTTTCGGCAACGATATTGATTGTTTCTAGTCTTTGCCTAATTGCTGTTATTGTATAAATGTTTTTTTCAGTCATAATATCTTTCCTTTCGTTGTTAGACTTGATTGTCTAAGACTAAGCTAACTTAATTAGCTTAGTTTCGGATATTTAATCCTCGTCAGTTAGACTTTTCTTCTTTAAAAATTGGGTCATTTATCTTTTTAATAGACTCAACCATCTCATTGTAATCATGGTGTTGTTGTTCAGGATTTCGATTATATTCCCTTTCAACTATCTCCCAATTATTGTCTATTATATAAACGCCGTTGTCGTAGTTGTCCAAATCTTGATTTTTATATGGACCGACGCCAATGCTTAGAGTTCCGCCAAAATAATTAGCGAATAGTTGAGCCAGTCTGGCTGTGCCATAATGCGACTCACATCTAATCTCATACTCCTTTGCGACATCTAACATTGGTTGAACTGTATCTAAACCGCCGTTCCAATGTAGATAAATTGAAGGCCAATCTTCTTTGTTTAAGTAATCATCTTTGATTGTTATTACTGCTCTATTTCCCATTTTAGAAATCCTCCCTTGAAAGTGAGTTATAAAACTCAGCTTTTTTATCAAAGTCCTCTAAAGTTGGTTCTGCTAACCAATAAGCTAGTCCAGAAACAACGCCGAAAACTAAAGCAATTATAATAATTGTTGCTATTGTTGTAGTAGTCATAATATTTTCCTTTCATTAATTAGACTTGATTGTCTAAGACTAACTAAGCGAACTTAGTTAGTTTCGATTATTAA